AATCTAATAATTGTTTTTCAGTAAGAGTATTTAAACCTTTAAATGCACGACTTTCAATTGTTTTTGTTCCTGGAATATAAACTGCTGAAAGTATATCTGGATCTGGAATATCTTTATTAAACCCATTGATGTATCTTTCATTAATTGCCTTTTTAGAATCATATCCAGAATCTTTAATTTTATAACAACAAGGTTCAAATTTTCCATCAGGTCTCTTTTTACCTTCAGGACGTACATAATATTTATCCATTGGACAAACTCCATGAAATGAATATGGAACAGGACGAAGTTCTCTACCTTTACGATCCTGGCAAACTTTAGGTTGTCCTCCATCAACCATATTTAAAATACCTTTACGTTCTTTTTCAATTTCATTAATAATAATAGGAAAGTTAGTTTCACTTGAGTTAATAATAAGAATTCTAAAAAGTTCTTTTAGAAATGGATAAACTTCTTCGATTGTATCTAATTCTAGAGGATTTTGAATACGAGTTTCAAAATCATCAGTTGTATACATTAGTCTCATTTGAACAGCACCTCTTTTATAAATTTGAATACCCATTTTAAAAGGACTTTTAAGCATAATATCAAATTGTATAAATGGATTTGTTAATTTATTAGATTTATTAACATCACTTCCATTATTATAATGATAATTTTCAATTGGGTATTTATATTTCCCAAGAGTAAAAAAAGTTTTACCTTTTATTTTAGTTTTAAATAAAGGAGTTTCCCAAAGATTTAAATTAACAGCATCTAAATTAATAAATACCTTTTGTTCTTTTGGATATAAATTAAATTGAGAGTTAATAAGATATGTTGAAGATAAACTATTATCAATTTTATAAGTAGAACTTCCATAATTTTCTTCAATTAAAGCACCAGTTTCATTAATTTTTTTAACTAGATCAGATTCTAAACTTTTATTTTGAAAGTTTCCAGAACTAATATTTATAACTCCATTTTTACCAATTTTTATAGTTGTATTCTTTTCATTTTCATTTTGATAAATAAGAATAACATTGTTAGTAAATTTACCACTCTTAGCATTTAATGAAACAACTTTTTTCTGACCTCTTTTTTTAACAACTAATTTATAACTAGTTCCAGCAGGTTTATTGTACTTTTCTTGACCTTGTTCAGTTAGATATAAACTAGATTCTTGAGGTCTAGTACAATTAATATCATGAGAATGAGGTCCAACTTCTTCACAAATGATACATTCAAAGAATTCAGGTATGGGACCTATAGGAGGATTATTATAAACAAATTCTGGACTACTTTGATATAAACTTTTAGAAACAAACGCAGGTAAAGTTTTATTTAATTTAAAATTTTCAACTAATTTTTTTAAATCAAAAAAAGTATGTTTGCTTTTTATATTTTGTTCTTTAGAGTTATCAATATTATTTAATGTCCTTCCATATGTTAAATGTACTAAAGGTGATATTTTAGGATTTTCATTTAAAGTATTCATTTACTATTTTTACTATTTTTACTATTATTAATTTTATCTTTTATTTTTTTAATAAATAAAAATAATAGTTTATTATAAAAATGGTTAATTTAATTATACCTTTAGTAATTATTATAAGTGTAGTTATATATTTTGTATTAAAATCAAAAAAACCAAGTACTCCGGATAGTCCTGATAGTTCTGATAGTCCTGATAGTCCTGGTAGTCCTAGCAGTCCTGGCAGTCCTAGCAGTCCTGGTAGTGCTGGTAATAAATCTGGAGTTAATATAGTTACTCAAGATGTAATAGCAACACCTGTAATAAGTGTTTTATCTGAAAAAATTGCTGAAGATAAAGCAATAACATCTGACACTGCTTCAAAAACTAGTGAAAAAGCAACACAAGATATTATAAAAACTGAAGTTCAAGTTACTGTAGTTGGAAATAACATAGATACTATAAAAACAGATACTGCAGCAGTTTTAGCAGCAGCACAAACTGCTGAACAAGTAGCATCAGCACAAAGATTATCAGATGATGTAACTGCTTTAGAAAAGGCATATCTTTTATTACTAACAACTGCTCATGATGCTACAATTTCAAGTATAAAAGCAAATTATGCACTTTTAGAAGCATATATTGCAGATGAAAATAGTATTTTAGATAATATAAAATTAATACAACAAGGTTGTAATACAGAAGTAAATGTATATATTAATCAAGCAAATTCTATAGTTATTTCTACACCATCTCAATTTAATGCAGTAATTTCTAATATAAGTGCAACTACTACTTTACCTGCACAAACTAGTCTACAAAATATAAATTTTTATTTAAAAGATATACAAGCATTATTAGCAAGTTCTAAAACTACTTATAATGCTCTTATTAATGAATCAAATGTTGAACAAGATATAGTAAGGCAAAAAAATATAATAAATGCACGAAAATGTGCAGCTGCAAAAGGAAATGTATATGGTGTTAATTGTAGTATATACCAAGGTTTAGGAGGATCATTAGCAACACGTGCACCAGATGGTCTAGCACGAGTTGCAACACTTAAAAACAATACTGTAAGTGCAGAAACAATCAAAACAAATGCTAAAAATAGTAAAGATACAACAAGTAGTATATCATCAACATTCAATACAAGTATAAATCAGCTAGAAGGGTTTTTAATTAGTTTAAATGGAACAGTAGGACCTCCTCCTACAGATTTAACAAAAGCGGCGGCAGGAAGTAAAGGTTTATTAAATGATAATATTAATCATTCAATAAATATAAAAAATTATTTAACAAGTTTAAATACAGTTATAACATTATTAACATCACTTGATAAAACAGTACAAGCACTTATAAAATCAATACAATTAAATACTTCAACAAATTTAACAGAAGCAAATATAACTCAATCTCAATTAACAACAGCAATTTCTACTTCAACAAATATTTTAAATCAAGCAAATACTATAAAAACATCAGTAAGTACTTTAATAGATACTTATCAATGTTCAAAATGTGCTCAACCACTTGATTTACAAACATTAAGCACTAGTATAAATACTTTATATAATAAATATAATACAGCAAAAAATGCAAAACAAAGTAGTACTGATTTAATAAATAATGTTCAATCTGTATATGATAATATTGTTACTATAACAGGAAGTACTGCTTCTAATGATTTAAATAATCTATATGGTATGTATAATACAGGTGATCGTAAATATCAACAAACTATGATGCAAACAGCACTAATGTCTAAATAACAAACTGTTATAAACTGTTAAACAATAGTTTATTATTTTTAAAATAAAATAATAAATAAAATAATAAATTATAATAAATGAAACTTATTATTATATTTTTAATAGTTTTAATTTTAGTTTATCTTTTTAATAAGAAAAAAAGTAAATTTGCATTAACAAGTCCTGTTACAAAACCTAAAACAAAACTAGAAATTGCAAAAGAAAATGCACAAATTTCTGTAGATAAACAACAAGCACTTCTTGATAGTGCAAAACTTTTTAAAGAAAAAGCAATACAAAATCAAACAAATATAAATGCATTACCATCAACAACTCCAAATTTATCAACTTTAGTAGAAAAGGCAAATAAATCAGTTGTAAATGCAACTGATGCACTAAATAACGCTATAGAAGGATTAGAAAATTCAAAAAAAGCATTAAGTGCATTTTCTTAAATTTTATTTTTTAATTCTAATAACAAAAAGTGGTTTATGATTTTTAGTTAAAGGAAAATGATAATCTATTTTCTTACCAATTTCAACAAAATCAAGAGATCCTTTAAAATAAGTATCACCATGAATATAATCATTAAATATTTTTTTTAATTGTGGAACAAATGTATAAATTTCATTAAATAAATTAACTTTTTCACCTTTATCATTTTGAAATTCTTTTAATTGTTTAGCAATTTCAGAACAAATAGAAACTTTTTCTTGTTGAGTGTAATTATCCATGGATAATAATATTTAATTAAAACAAATTTCTTTAATTTGATTAAATTTATTTTTTAATAAATTAAAATAATTTATAATAAAAAGAATGGTTCAATTTTGGTTAGATAATATAACTTTTTTAATAAGTCCAGATAATTTTAAATTTGATGGTGTTTCATCATCACAGGCATATATTCAAAAACTTAACATAATAGCATTAATAGCATTAATTATAGGACTTATACTTTCTTTCCGTAAAAAGAATGTTATTTACTTTGGTGGTGCTGTTGTAATAATGTCTCTTACTATACTTATTAAATCAAATATGACTTCTTCATTTACAAATGTAAGTGAATTAGACAGTGCATTTGATACAGGTGCATTTTTAGTAAGAAACGTTAGTAAAAATGATCAAAGTGGATTAAATAATGCACTTTATATAAATCAAGGAATTAATTTTAATAAAGGAGATATTATAGCACTTGCTAATAATAACAGTATATTAGAAACAAATATTGTATCTGATATTAAATATACAACAAATACAGGAGAACCTGTTCTTATTTTACTAAATTCTCTAAAAGGAAACTATTCTAAATATACAACAAAAATTCTTAAAGTAAGTGATGCTGCACCTGAAATTATTTCACCACCAGATGGTAATATATCAATTCAAGCATCTCAAAATAATGGAACATCTGATCCATTACAAATATCAACACAAAATTATCCTGCATTTAATCTACCAAATCAAAACAGATTTGATTGGAACTTAGAACAATCAAGTATGATTCCAGGAACTGACCCATCTTATGTTTATCAAGGACAACCTTATGGAGATTTAAAATGCAGATCTTCTACTGTAAATAATCCTATGGGAACTATAAATGTAACTGAATATGATCAACCACCTACAATGTATGGAACATGTAATGTTGCAGAAATGACTGATGGTGTTCTCAATGATACTCTTATGACTCGTAATCAAGAAGCAACACTGTCTCAAAGTGTAAATGATCTTCTTTTCCATAAAGGAAATTCTCAAATGGTATATTCACCAATGCCAGGTGATACTTTACCAAATAATCAAACTGCTTTTGCAAATTTCTGTTACAATTCACCAACAAATATGGTAAATCCCAAATATGCCAGTATTTTTGTTAATGATCCAGAAAAATTCAAACTTGTTGCAAAACTTGCCAAAGCAACAGGCACAGAAAACGGAGGAGGTCGTTAAAGCACTTAAAAATTGTAATAATAATAATAATACCTTTACTTTTACTTTTAGTTTTATCTTTAATTTTAAATTAAAATTAAAAATAAAATTAATTAATTTAAAAATAATATAATAGATAAATATAAATACAATAAATATAAAAAATGAATACCCCATCAGCTGCTCCAATTCTTGATGCGGCATCAAAGAAACTTCGTTATTACAATCAAGATACTATTCGTGATCCATATGCACAAATAAGTAATGCAGGTTTTACACCAATTGGAAATCTTAAAACCTATGGAGTTGCTAATATGTATGATAGATCAGAACCCACTCAACTAAGAGATCTTCCTGAAGTATATACAGTTCCATATAATACAACACCTTATCTAGGAAATCAAGCAACATCTGTTAAATATGTTGATGATGATTCAACAATACTTCGTTATCCAGTATTTCAAAATCGTAAATCTGCTATTGATACATCACAAATTACTATCCATCCTGGACAAGTATTTGTAAAAAATCCAGGAGTTTCATCTGAACTCAATAATTATTATGAACAAGCAACTACAATTAATCTTCTAGGAGAAAATGATCAACAATTTACAACTGACCTTGATCCAACTAAAATCATGCTTGGACAAAAGAATTATGGACTTGATAATAAACGATACATCAATAGATGGGATATTGTTGATCCACGTGTTGTTCAAAATGTTGATAATATTGTAATGAACATGAAAGATTCTGATGGACATACAATCAGTTTATTTTCATGTGGTATTAGCAGTCGTAATGAACTTCGCAATTATGTTGAAGTTCATAACTGTTAATTTTAATTGTTAAATGTAACAAAGTAAATTAAAATTTTTTTTAATTAAAAAATATTTTAAACTACTTTTACTTTTATTTTTATTTATTTTTTACATACTTCATTTAACTTTTCTGTTAAATCTTTAATTCTTAGATTTATTTTTTTCATTTCTCTTTTAATAAGTAGTAATTTACCTCCTCCTATTACAGTACTCCATCCTGCAGTACTTAATCCCATGTTTTTAAGATTATCATTACTTAATTCATTATAATATTGTGAAGGTGGAAGACTATTATTTTCACCAAACATAAACTTATTTAATTTGGTATTAAATGCATGTTCTAAATTATTAATTCTTTCTTTAATATTATCTCTTGGATCTTTTTCATATTTTTTAGTAGGTTTCTTATAAACTATTTTACAATTATTAAATTTTGTTTCTAAAGTAATTAATTTATTATTTATTGGATCTAAAATTGGTTTTTTAATTTTATTATATAAAAGATATGATCCTCCTACAATAGCACCTTGTAAAGCACCTGTTTTTAACATTATTTTATTTTTTTCTTTATCATCTAATGTTTCTGCTTTACCTACTTTATCAACAAAATTACGAGCATAATTAATACCTTTTTGTTTAAAATATCCTTGATTACGTGGATCATTTTGTAGTTGATTTATCTCTTTTTCAAATTTAGGTTTTTGTCTTTCATAATGTTCTAGTTTACGTTGTCTTTCTCGTAAAATTATATCATTTTGTTGTCCTGGTGTAAGACCTTCAAGATCTTCAATTCCACCAAATCTATAAGATCTTCTTCCAAAATTTGCTCGCATAACAACACCAGCATTTGCACCTTTAAATACTCTTCCACCAGTAGTTTTATTTATAGCAGCAAATAATGCTTTATCACTATTAATACCTTTATTATCTTCTATAACATTATTATAATTTTTACGTGCTTTATTTACTAATAAACCAGTACCAATTACTGCAGCACCTCCAAGAATTTTACCTTTATTTTTCCACATTTTTGATAAAATTCCATCCTTTTTCTCTCTTTCATTTAAAGTTGCTGCTTTACCTTGTATTTCAAGATTATCAACTCCAAATCTATAAGATCTTCTAGATCTATAAGATCTTCTAGTTCTTTTAACTTTTTTAAGTTTATTTTTAAGTTGTTTTTTAAGAACACTTACACTTTTATAAACTCTACGCCGACCAATTTTACGCGTACATTTAATACGGTATCGTTTACACATTTTAATTAAACGAGTTGGTGGACGTTTTTTAGAACCTTTAGTTTTCTTTTTTTTCCGAGAACCAAAAAGAAAATTGAGCATTTTATAAATATTATAAATATTACAATTATTTTTTTTTAAGTTTAAATAAAATAATAATAATAATAATTATTATTATTAAACAGTATGATTATTAAATATGGCATAACTAATAATAATATTGATATTACAGATATTTGTTTATCAAAATTAAAATTAAATAATAAAACTATAATTATCCCAGCAGGAGATCAAAATAGAGCAAATTATTTTTCCGATCCAGTACCAGGACATTTAAAAAAAATTATAATAATAGATAATGAAATAACAGAGTATGATCATAATTTAATGATTAAAATAGATTTAGGTAATAACTTAATAACAACTTTAAATGATAGTGATATAGAAACTAAATTAGTAGAAATACAAAATAAATTAGTTTTAAATCATGGAAAATTTTATGATGAATATCCAGAACAAAGAATATCAATTAGATATTTAACAGGAGATGAAAAAGTTTTAGAAATAGGTGGAAATATAGGAAGAAATTCATTAATAATTAGTAGTATTCTTAAAGATAGTTCTAATTTATTAGTTCTTGAATGTAATAAAGAAATAGCAGAACAATTAGAAGAAAATAAAATATTAAATGGTTTTAATTTTAATATAGAAAAATCAGCATTATCAAAAAAAAAATTAATCCAAAAAGATTGGTTTACTAAAGTTTCAGATACTCTAGAAGATGGATATAATTTTGTAAATACAATTACATTAAACGAATTAAATAAAAAATATAAATTAAATTTTGATACTTTAGTATTAGATTGTGAAGGTTCATTTTATTATATACTTCTTGAGTTCCCAGAAATATTAGAAAACGTTAATTTAATAATTATGGAGAATGATTATACTAATGTATCTGATAAAGAATATGTAGATAAAGTATTAATAGAAAATAATTTTTATAGAAATTATGTAGAATGTGGAGGATTTCAACCTTTTTTTAATAATTTTTATGAAGTATGGATAAAATCAAAATAATTTAATTAAAAAATTTAAAATTAAAATAATAATTAATAATAAAAAGTAATTAATAATGGAAAAAATTAATTTTAATTCACCTAATTACCCTCCAATAAGTGTTCAAAATACACTTAAAGAAGAACAACCACCACTAGGAACTGAATTTAAAAGTTATGAACTTACCGGTGCTATAAATTATTATACACTTGATCCATTTCAATATTCCATAACTAAATTTGATTACTATCTTCCAAATGGAGAACCAACTAACAATACTGCAAATGGTGTAAGTTCAAATGATTTTAAAAATGATCCAGGACTTATTTACCGTGATGTTGATTTTGATACTATATTACCAACATTTACAGGAGTCAAAAAATCAGCAAATGATTTAACAGCAATGGATTATCATAGATTTTTAGCAAATGATGGATACTTTAATCCCAAAGAAGGAACAAATAATAAAGATCTTTGGTATTATGGTGCTGATCAAATAGCTCAACAAAATAATTATCTTGGAGGTGCTCCACTTAATGTTCAAGAAGTAAATCACATTATTTTCCCAGAAGCACAAAGAGGTGGAACAAATTCTCAAAATCTTGCTAAATATTCATGGGTATCTAAATTACCCCAACGTGATACTACTTCATGGGAATCAATTAATTATACACCAGTTGATAACTCACAGAACTGTGAATTCTTCAATTACAACAGAGGATATACAACTTCATCAGATTCATTCAAAAATCAATTCAATAAATCCTTTGATAAAGTTTATTCATTTGATTCAAATTATGTTCGTGATATTGGAATACTTGGTCCAACAGCAGGATCCATGCCTTATGCTCCAGGTACAAGTCCTTATTAGTTTTAATTTTTTAATTTTAGATTTTAAATTTTTTGAATCTTTTTGTTTTTTTAAATTTTCTAATTGTTTTATTTAAAACATTTGATTTGATTTTATATTTTTTTGTAATAAATTTTTTAACAAAGTTTATTATATCAAATTTAGTTTTAACATTTTTATTATTCTTTGCAAGTTCATTAATAAGTTTACTTTCATTAGGTTTTACTTTACGATGTTTAATTTTACGAATAATCTTTTTAACAATTCTTATTGCATATTTTACAGTATAACCCATTGCAACAAGTGTTGTTATTGCTCCTAAAATAGAAGAATAAGTTGTTACAAGTGCTAACATATGTTTAGGATTTTCTATAATTATTCCAGGTAAACAAACTACAGTTGATACGGGATTATTTAAACCAAAGAAAAGTCCATGTATTAATTCAACAATTTTTTTTTCAGTAAATGATACTTTAACGGGAGTATTATCTTTTTTATTCATTAACAATTTATATTAACAATTATTTTTATTTATTGTTTTATTTAAAAAAATAAAATAATAATAAGTTATAAATAACAAAATGCAAATGTTATTTGGAAAAAAAGAACGTTTTGAACCAACATATGTTGATTCAGAAGAATATTATAAACAAGATCAAACACAAACAGTTTTAAATGAAGTTAATAGATTTTCACCAACAGAAACTATACAAGCAACTGGAGGACAATTTGTTACTGGATATAATAATAGTTTTGCAAATGACTCACTTTCACCAACTTATAATTCAGTAGGATATCCATTAAACAGTGGTATTCTTGAAGGATCACAACAAGATTGGGCACGTGATGCAAGTCTTTATAACAAAAAAGAAATTAATGGAATACCTCTAAAGGATTATTATGATAACTATACAAAAAAAGTTCTTGATGGTGGAACATGGTTTTTAAATAAGGATATGCCTGAAGATACAAAACAGTATCTTGAAGATTCTCAGGTACAACAAAAAATGGAAATGTATACAGGTCTTCGTCAAGAAAGAGATCGTAATAATCTAGGAGTACCAAATAAAAAAGAAATAAATAATCTTTTCACACCTGCTGAAAGAATTACAAATTATGGTTATCAATATGGTGGAGGTGGTCCAGGACTTGCACTTACACGTCAAAAAGAATTTGAAGATCTTAAACAAACAATTAAACTTAAGACAAATGAAATGCCATTTGAAAAGATCCATGTTGGTCCAGGTATAGCAATAGGAACAGAAGTTCCAGCAGCAGGTGGATTTCATCAATATACACGTATTATGCCTGATAATATATCAGATTATTCATCTAATCAGTTACCTGGTATGGTTGCTGGTGGTAAATGGATATTTGCAGGTGCACCAACTTCTCAAATGCCAGTTGTTAAGAATCGTCCAGATGCATTCTACAGTTTATGCCAACATGAAGTTATGCCTGGTAGAAGTGTAGTTACTGCTGAAATGACACGTCCAGATTACGCAGTATCACTAAGAAACCAAAATCGGTCTTTTATCAATTATGGATATGGTGTTCCTCTTAATAATGCCCTTGATCAATATTTAACAAGTACTTAAAAAGTTAAAGTTAAAGTTAAACTTATTTTTAATTCGTTAGATTTATCAAAAAATTACATTGTATAATCATAAAATGGATAATTATTTAGTTAATTTTTATAATTTAGACAATGTTATTCTTTCAAAACCTAAAAAATACAATGAATATTATGTATCAAAGATAAAATATCGCTCAATGTGTGAAGGAGCACAAGAAGAAGAAATAGATGATCTTGTAGTACAATTTCCTAAAATGTTACTTTCAGAAGATGCTGAAGAAAATGGTATTTCTGTAGAATTTATGAATACTAAGGGTTATAATAAAGAAATCTATAATTTTCTAAGTGTTCTTGATGTATTTATTACAGAACAAGTAAGTAAAAAGTCAGAAGAATGGTTTGGTAAAGAAATTCCACTAAAATCAATTAAGAAAATGTATAATTCATTTATTAAAGCACCTAAATCAAGTGAAAGTAAATGTACACTCAATTTTGGATTTAAATTTAATAAAACAGAAAACAAAACAGTTTTTTTAGATCGTAAAGATAATGAAATTGATATTTCACAATTCAAACAAAATGAAATAGTTGAATGTATTGCTCATTTTAAATATATTTTCTTTTCTAAAGATACCTGTTTTTGTGTATGGGAACTTATTTCAACTAAAATACATAAGAAAATTCAAAAAGTTCCTAAGTTTGGATTTGTAGATGACCCAGATGATAAAGTAGTTAAGGTTGAATCAGATGATGAAAATGAAGAAATTAAATTAACTAATTTTTTTTAAAAAGTTAATTTAATTAATGTTTTTTAATTTTTTAATTAATTAAAAAAAATTAAAAAACGTTTTTATTTTAGAAATAAAATAATAGATAATATTATACAATAAAATAAATGGCACTTGGTGATAATTTTGGACCACTTATTTTCACAATATCTGCTGTTCTTCTAGCAATGTCAACTTTTAATGTATTTAGCAAACGTGAAAACTTCGGTGCAGTTGAAGGTTCAAATCCTGCCGATGTCAACACTGTTAATCGTTACAGTTCTGGACCATCACTCAGTTCCGCGTATGATCTTGAAAACTACCAAGATTCCCTTGTCATGAATATTGGTACATCTGTTGAAGATATTAACAAGTCTGGTGCTCGTTATTATCTCAATCTTCAAAATTATCTTAACCCAAGCATTGATAATCTTGAACTTGCCCAAAATATTTCCTCAAGACCCATTCAAGCAGGTGTCCCACTTCCAGGTGCATCCAGTTTCTACAAGAACAGTCTTGGAGATGGATACACTGATAATCTTGGACACCTTGGAAATAGTGCATACCCACCTGTTGCATATGTAAATGATCGTGCTGCTCAACTCAGTCAATGTGCTAAGGATCTCCCCATGTTTGCAGCAAGTTCTCTTCTTCCCAAACCATCCGTGAATGCTGATAACAATGGTCTTTCTCAAAGTGCTGCTCGTGCTCTTGCTGCTTTCACAGCACTTTCACCTGCTGAACAAATTGGAGCAATTACAAGCAACAACAGTCCTTACTCCAAGACCAGTGATTTCCGTGCTCTTGACCAAATCTCTGTTTACAATATGCAAACACCTATGTTTGGTGCTTCACCTGCTCTCTACATTTCACCATCATTCGGACAAGTGCAATCATCATCCGATGTTGCTGGTCCAAGTGGTCTCGTAATGAATTAAATTACAAATTAAAAAATAAATTAAAAATAAAAGTTGTAAGGTAACTAAATTTATCAAATTTAATTTAAAAGTAATTAAATTTGAATAATTTTAAATAATTTTAAAAAGTTAATTTAAGGAATTAATAAAATTAAATAATAAAAGTTAATATTAAAAGTTAATATTAAATTATGGATTCTGAACAAACTTTAACTCAACAAAATTTACTTGAAGTTACTGAAAAAGTTAAGGAATATGCTGAACTTCAAAAAACAATTAAAATTACACAAGAAAAATTAAAAGTTTTAAATAAGAAAAAGAAAGAATTATATAAGGAAGTTGCACCAAAACTTAAAACAACTAATATTACAAAATGTAATTTACCTTTTGGTACATTAAAAGTTGTTAAAACAAAACGTAAGATTATGCCAAGTAAAGTAACAATGAAAGATAAATATATTTCTTTCTTTAATTCATCATTTGATGAACATTTTGTTGGTTTATCTGCTGAAGAAAAAGCAGATATGATGTATCGATATATTTATATTGATAATATTGAATACAAAGAAGAAAGTAATATTACAATGACTTATTCAAAAGATTTTAAAGATTCTTTTAAACAATTAAGTCTTTAAAAATAAAATATTTATTTAAGTTATAATTATCAAATGGTTGTTAAAAAATTAAATTCATTCGGTTATAAATTTGGTCTTGAACAAAAGAAAACAGTTATGATAATACTTCCTATAAGTATCTTATCTATTATATTTTTCTTTTATATATACAAACGTATAAAAAGTAAAAAAACACCTACGGCAGCACCTAAAAAGACACCTAAAAAGACACCCAAACAAACACCCAAAGCACCACCTAAAGCACCACCTAAAGTAGCACCTAAAGTAGCACCTGCTAAAAAGTAATTAAATTTAATTAAATTTAATTCAATTCATTTAAAGAATACTTATAATTTAATTATTAATAAATTTAATTAAATTATGGATATTCTAAATGATTATTATCCATTAAATGGCAATAATCCAAAAAATGATGATCTATCTGATTCTGAAATATCAGAAAACAATGAACATATTTTAAGATTACAAACACTGAATGAAAATAGACTTAACAAAAAACGAAGAAAAGAATATTCAATAGATGAATGGTGTTCTATTCATTCAGATGATCTTTGGTATATGTGGGGAATCATATCAGAATTTAAAAAAACTAGTTATATTTTAGATAAAATGGACTATACTTCTTTTTGTGACATGTGTTATCAAAATTCTAGTAAAGAATCATAAAAACATGTACTAGTTTACATACTTTATTTTTAAATAATTAAAATTAAAATTACTTAAAAATAAAAACATTATAATAATAAAAGGAGTGTATAAAAAAAGTTTAAAAATGAATAATTATGAAGAAATAGTAGGTACTAAGACAGGATATGAAAATAGTACTGAAGCAGAACTTCACGGTTATCTTTATTCATTTGAAAATAAATGGGTTTTAAAAAATAATAAAAATATAAATTATATAGTAACAAAGGCACTTGATAATTTTGGTTTGAATGAAAATTATTCATATGAACAATTAGTTAATAATTATACAAAGTGTAGTTATAATATTGTTTATTTATCTGGTGAATTTCGTAAAATATTGGATGATGATGAATTTCAGGAAATTGAAATAAAAATCAATAAAATTACTGAATCTATTGATTATTGTTGTAAAATGCTTAAGTTTGGTTGTTTATTAGTAAACAGTCATTCTGATGAAAATATTGAAATTAAAGATGATCTTGGACATCTTCGTTTTATGCAACCTAATATTGAAACAAATAGTCCTTTTCAAAATTTATTACTTTATATTCTAGATTCTATTTACATGTGTGGATATCAGAGATATGGAGAATCACTTTATGAAAAAATTAATTACAATGAACATTTTACTCATGCTTGGAAAGAAAAAATGAGTATTAGAAAATTTATTTATGAACAAACTCAATATTGTCAAGCATATGAACAGTGGCATAATTTAACAAGTAACTCTGGAAATATCAAAAATTGTACTGAATTCTTAGAAAATTGTAAAGATCCTCGTATTCGTGATCTTATTAAAGATCGTCATGTATTTGCTTTTACAAATGGTATTTATAATTGTAAAGAAGAAGTTATGATCGATAATGTAAAAATGTATACTGATCATTTTTATGAATATGGATCTGATATTACTAAAAGTTTAGATAAAGATATTGTTGCAAGTAAATTTTTTAATATGTCTTTTAATAACTATGAAAATATAGATGATTGGTATGATATTCCTACACCAGTTTTTCAAAGTATTTTTGATTATCAAGATTTTGATGAAGAAGTTTCTCGTTGGTTATATGTTTTTATGGGAAGACTTATGTTTGATCTAGGTGAACTTGATAACTGGCAAGTTGCTTTATTTTTAGAAGGTGTTGCTGGTTCTGGTAAATCTACTATTACTAAACTTGTTAAAAAATTTTATGAAACATGTGATGTAGGTGTACTTTCAAATAATATTGAAAAGACTTTTGGACTGGGATCTCTAAAAGATAAACTCTTATTCTTAGCACCTGAAATTAAATCCGATCTTCGTCTAGAACAATCTGAGTTTCAGTTACTTATTGAAGGTGGTGATATGCAACTTCCTATTAAACATAAAGAATCTCATTATATTGAATGGAAAATTCCTGGTCTGTTTGCAGGTAATGAACCACCTGATTATACTGATAATTCAGGATCTATCAGTCGTCGGTTGGTTGTTGCAAAGTTTCATAAAAAAGTTAATAATAAAGATTCTGATATGGATCGTAAACTTAATGAAGAACTTCCTTCAATTATGAAAAAATCTGCTTGTGCTTATCTTTCAGCAGTAAATAAATACCGTGGTCAAGATTTCTGGACATCTCTTCCAAAATACTTTCGCGATACACAACAAGATATGGCACAGAATACTCATGCGTTAGAACATTTTATTTCTTCTGGAAAAGTTGCTATGGGTGAAAGTTTATATGTTCGTGAAAAGACATTTGTTCAAGCATTTAATGAACATTGTAAGGAATGTAATTTAGAACGTCATAAATTTACAACTGATTATTATCTTGGTGTGTTTGGTAATTATCAGTTAAGTATTAAAAAGAATTTAAAAATGAAATATCCAAATACACCAAATGGTAGAACATACCAGGGTTCATTTATTTTTGGAATTGATTTAATTAATGAAACTGAAAATGAAAATAATGAAGACGAATTCTAAATTTTAATTTTAAATATTAAAAAATTTAAATAATTGTATAATTTACAATACAATTACCTTTATTTTAAAATGTCAAAAGAAATTGCTGTTAATAATATTTTAAAAGATTATAAATTAGGTAGTGTAGAAAACTTAAACCCTTGGTGTCAAAAACCAAATAGATATTTAAAAGAAGGAGAATACTGTACTCTTAATAAAAAATTTCAGAGTGATTGTACAACAACAATAGGTAAAAGTACTAATAAAGAAAGAATTATTTATGATAAAGGAACCATTTTTAGAAATTTTGGTGGAAATATTAAAATAGAACCAATATCTAGTAACTCATCAAAATCTTCATTTGGTTCAATGAGTAGTTCTTATATGTGTTGTATTCTTTTTATTGTTATTATTATCTTTTTTATTATACTTAAAAAGAAGAAGAATGTAAGTGCACCTGTAGCAGTTACACAAGCAGTAAAAGCAGCATTTGGTATTAGAAGATAATAAATAATTAAAATTAAAAATAATTAAAATTAAAAATAAAATTAAATAAAATATTTGTTTAATTTATAATAATTAAAAATGTCATTTACAAAATCAACATTTGGAATAAAAGGTTGTTTATCTAATCCAAATATGGATAATGGAAAATCATCAGGTGGATGTTCACTTGAAACACGAAAAGATTCAATGGGATATGTTAAACAAGGTGGTTGTCAAAATTCTTCAACAGGTGGTCCAGGTTATGTTAATGCAAGTGGATGGCCAAATTGTTGTATAGATAATCCACCAGAAGAATGTATTACAAAATCAAATAATTCTTCTTCACCACCACCACCACCACCTGGTAATCGTGGTATAACAGATTGTTCTAAAGGTATATATGCAAATGATAATGATAAACAAATGTGTGAAAAAACAGCAACATTACAATCAACTTATGCAACACCTCCAACTATTTTTAATACAACTACAAAAAGTAATTCAACTGGTTATGTAGATTATGGAACTTATAATCCTAACCCAACACCTATAATACCTCCACCACCACCAACAACAAAAAAGGAACAAGTTAATTATTCTAACTGGTGGAATAGATTATTTGGTAAATCTTCATTTGGTTCAATGAGTAGTTCTTATATGTTATGTATTCTTTTTATTGTTATTATTATTTTTCTTATTGTGGCTAAAAAGAAGAAAAATGTAAGTGCACCAGTAGCAGTTACAGAAGCAGTAAAAGCAGCATTTGGAATTAAAAATCTTAAATTTACATTTGGTAAAAGTAGATTTTAAAATTAATTAATTTTTAATTTAAATAATAATATTTAAATAATAATATTTATATAAATTAATAATTAATGAATAAAACACCACAAGAGTCATTTATAGTAAGTAATAGAAAATTTACAGATAATGATACATCTGAGATTGTTGATAAATATATAGATGAAATATGTTCAGATCCTGAATTTTTATGTAAAAATGTAGAATTATGTGGAAATAATACATCTATTTATACAAATGTAAAAAATGTTCAAGATATTTGTAAAGAAATTAAAGAAGCAAATGTATGTGATAATGATATTAAAGAATGTATAGTTTTAGCAAATAATAGTTTTGATCAAACACAAAAATACGTGAGTACATCTTTTATAAATATTATTATACCAATACCTAATGCAATAGATAAAGATGGAAATCAAAAATTTTTAAGACTTCCACCATTATCTGGTAGTAAGAAACCTAACTCACCAGAAGTATGTAATGTTTGTGCATGTATGGATCGTTTTGCACGAAGTCCTGGTTCAGGATTTAATGATTATACATCTCCTGGACAAAATGCATGTGTTTATGCAGATGATTTTGAATATTATTATTATCCATTATATGTTCAAAAAATTAGAGATAATTTAAAAAATGCACCACCAGTTATTATAGGTGGAAAATATAATGTTGTTAATAGTAATATAATATATGCAAATACAGAAGATGATTTAACAATATCAAATTTATATACTAATTTAATAAAAAATGGAATATCAGAAAATCTTACTAAAAAATTTATTTTAGATGTTCTTTATAAAAATAATAAACAATCTATTAAAGAATTAAATGTTTATTTATTAAATAAGGAAGATAATAAAAAATTAGTAAATTCTCAATTAAATTCTTATAAAAATATAAATTTTTTTTATATTCTATTCATTATTGTTTTAATAATTCTTCTTATTAACTTAAAAAAATAAGTTAAAATCGTTTAAAAAAATAAATTAAAGTAATATTATAAATTAAAATAAAGTAAATGACAACTAAATATGTACCACCCCCTATGAAAACAACTTCAATAAAAATGCCAGATACTGAAACTATTAAAAAAGGAACTTCAGCTGTTACTAAATGGATACCTTTTATTTGTGCAGGTGCTGCTGTAGGTGTTAGTATTCTAGCACTTAAGGAACTTAAAAAATTTAAATTAGATATGATTGCTGTTAAAAATGAACAACAAATGCATGTTAATAAAACAACAACAACTGATCCTGCTTTATCTAAAAAGATGGAACAACTTGAAGATCAACTTAAACGTATAAATGATTTTATTGTAAATAATAATCCAAAAAACCCAAAGATTATACGCAATGCTCTAAAAACTGAAATACCTAAAGAAGTTAAAATCATAAATGAAGAACACGTTGAACCTGAAGAAAATGTAGAATATGAAGAAGTTGAAGTTACTGATGATGATGAAGAATCTTAATTTTAATTTTTAATCTTAATTTTTAATCTTAATCTTAATTTTAATCTTAATCTTAATTTTAATCTTAATTAATTTTAATTAATTTTTAGTTTAATTTTATTTAAATTTTTTATTTAAAAAATAAAATAAAACATTTAAATATACAATGAATCCATTACAAAATTATAATTATGTTCCTACTACTGTAAATGGAAATCAATTTGTTAGTTTCAGACAACCTGGTGCTTACATGACTGATTTTCAAAATAGTAGCGATCTTTATGCTTATTTTGTAAATAATGCATCTCAATCAGGTGTGACAACTGGACATCAACTGAGACAATATCTTCAAGATAATGGAAATGCTATTTCAAATAGTCTTCTAAATAATACAGCAACTCAATTTATTAATATGGAAGTTCAAGGATCACCTAATACATGTACCGGTGCTGAACAAGGTGTTATTTACAGTGGTGGAAAACCTCTTATTGATACACAAGGAAATCAACAAATGTTTCCTGCACAATGTGGTTCTGGAACTTCTTGTATGATGGTATGGAATGATACACCACTACCACAACAAGGACCTCATTGCCAAGTTCCACCAAAGGGTTATTATTCTCCATATACTCTTCTTAATTAAAATTTAAATTATCTTTTAAATTAAAAATAAAATGTAAATTATTATTAACAATAACTATTTATATTTTATAATGTTTCCAATCATACTCATTGCAATTGTATTAATTGCTGTTTATATGTTATACAGTAAAAAGAATATTTCAGTTTCAACACCATCTTCTTATTCTTCAAAATCAGTTGTTATTTCATCTAATATTAGTTCTTCAAGTGAATCTTCAAGTGAATCTTCAAACAATGTTTCAAGTGAATCTTCTTCAACTAATAATTATAACGTACCTATTTCTGGTCCTGTTTATGCACCATCAAGTTCTACATCACCTTCATCAGGACCAGTGCCTTCTACACCAGCACCTTTAAATGAAATTTATTCACCAAAGAGTTCACCTGTTTTTGCACCATTAAGTTCACCTCTTTTTTCACCATTAAGTTCACCTCTTTTTTCACCATTAAGTTCACCTCTTTTTTCACCATTAAGTTCACCCCTTGTTTCACCAATAAGTTCACCCCTTGTTTCACCAATAAGTTCTCCTCAACAAAATAAAGTTAAATTCGATGTACCTTATATTACAAATAATATAATTAATTGGATTAATCAACAAAATTATCCATCCGATTATATACAACAACAATTAAAATTATCTGAAATGAAAACTGGAATTAAATATTCAAATATGTATAATTTAATTACTGATAATCTAAATGATATAAATAAAGCAATTGATACAACTCCTCTTACTGTAGAAGTAATTATGGGTACAGTTCCTCCAGAACTTAATATAGATAAAACATTAAGTATTAATGATCAATTTATTAACATATTAAAGATTGGTTATACAAAAGGATATGAACATTATAGTAAGATAAAGTCTACAGTTAATGTTGAACCTAATAGTTCTCCTCTTTTTGTAGAAGCAAATATAAATAATAGTCCAATGTTTTCTCCAAGAATTGCTCCTAAAAGTTCACCTGTTTTTTCACCAAAGAGTATAAATACACTAGATGTAAGTTATATAACAAATACATTAAAAACTTGGTATAATCAAAGAAAATTTTCAGAAGATTTTAATAAAATGTTAGTTAATTTGTATACTAATGCTGGTAAAAATTCAAAATATACTACAATGAGTGAAATTATAACAAATGATTATCCAAAAATGATTAATGATGAATATGGTAAATTAACAGATAAACAAATTACTGAAAATATTAAAAGTACTGTAAAATCACCAAATCAAATAATAGATCTTGGAAATTACTTAGTAAATGAAAATCAATCAGTATCTAATCAAATATTATCATTTTTAGAAGTACTTATTGATAATATGTATATTAATTATGTCAAACAAACTAAAAAAATAATAAATGCAGAAACTAAAGTATCACCTGCTGTTTCACCTAAAGTAGCACCTGCTGTTTCACCTAAAGTGTCACCTAAAGTGTCACCCGCTGTTTCACCTAAAGTTTCACCTGCTGTTGCACTTATTTCTTTAAAAGTTGTTAATAAATCTAGTTCGGATGTAAAAATAAGTTATTCATATTTAAATAGGACTTATGATATTACTGTCCCAAAGAATTCTACACATACATATAATAATATTCCCTCAAATGCTATGTTATCAATACTTCAAAATTTATATACTAAACTTTCAGGATTTAAAACAGGTGATGTTTTAACTATTCCTGCAAAGAATTCATATTTACTTACACTAAATGATAAGTTAGGTCAACTAATAACACTCCCCACAAGTGGTGGTAAACCCCAACAACCATATTATCAATTTTAAACAGTTTTCTTTTTTCTTTTACCATCTGAATCTGTTTTAGTAACAGTTATAATACTTTTTTTAATTTTAGTTGTTTCTTCTTGTGGAGAATCATGCTTAGGATTATAATGAAGTTTATGATGTTGCCACAAAGCAGGTGATCCAATTTTAAATTGACGACCAACTTTTGCTTTATACCAAAAAACAACATCTTCAATTTTATTTGATGTTGAACGAACATTAAGAACTAAACATTCATAATTTTCAGTACACTGAATAAGTACTTGATTGAATGTTTCAAAATCAGGAAAAATTCCAAAAAAATGTTTATGTAATTTTTGTTTATTTTCTAAAATATTTTCACGTAATACAAAAATATAATCACACTGTCCTCTAAGTGATGGTGGAAGATCCATACAGTACTGTATAGTTAACATAAAAAATATACGATAATGTCTTCCATTCATAAAAACACAACGCATATCACGATCACGTGTCCATTTATTATCAAACATACAATCATCTAATAGCATAAAAACACTATGACTTGGATCTTTAAAATCTTCTTTTTGTGCCGGTGTCATTTTTTTAACAACTTTTTGTTGATTTGTAATTACCTTTTTAATAACTTCAGGTTCATATTGTCCATAAATAAATGAATCAGGTACATAATCTTTATAGTGTTCATTTGATTCTTCAGTTCCACTCATAACAACTCCTACAGGTATTTTACGTTGATGATAAAGTATATCTGTTACTAACTGACTTTTACCAGTTCCACGTCTTCCTATAAATACACAAACACGGCATGGATCTATACTTGTTGGATCAAATTTTCTTATTTTAATATCCATTAATAATAATTGTTAATTTTAAATTTTCTTTAAAATTAATACTTATTTTATGTAAATCATTTGTACGAATTTAAACATTTTTAAACATTTTTAAAAGTTCATCTTTTTAATAAGTTTAAGATGTTTCTTTAATTTTTTTCCAAATGCTGCTGCTGCTTTTGTAACAGGTGCTACTGCTGCTGCAGGTGCTTGTATTATTGTTTCTTTTGTACTACTACTACCTCCACCACCTCCGCAGCAAATTAAACAACAACATATAAGAGTTATACAAGGGCATAGTGTCATTAGTATTGCTGCAAATATACCACCTCCTAATAGATTAGTTAATGAATCTATAATACCTATCTGTTTACTAGATTGTGCTGCTTCAGATTCTGCTTCCATTCTATTTGCAATTTCAGTTGCTTGTGAATTTTCTGTTAATGATTTTGCTATTAAACTAACAATCTGTTTACTAACATTTGATTGACTCATTTCTATTTTACCTCCAGCAGTACAATCTATATCTTCTAAATATAGTTCTGCATTATTTAATTGACTAACATATCCTGATACAGAATTTATAGTACTACTTGTTATATTTGTTGTTACATAATTTGAAATTGCTTGGTCAATACTTTGATTTGTATCTTGAATATTTAATCCAAATGCTAATGCACCTTGTGTAGATTCTGATTCATTTTTTACTTTAGATTGAAGAGCACTTGTAAGTTGTGATCTTAATTTATTTAAATTTGTAACTGTTGAACTTACTTTAATCTCTTGATTTGAATTATTAACTTGAGTGATAAGTATATCACATCCTTTTGTTCCTTTAGCTGTAACTTTATATGAATTAAACTGTTTAGTAATAGCATTACCACTTGTTTTTGTATCCGTTGTTACATTTGTAACTGCTGAATTTATAACACTTAAAGTTTGTTTAACAGACTGGGATTGAGAATTTCCCATTATAATTAATTATAATAATTATAATTATTTTATTTAAATTAAAATTTAAAATTAAAATAAAATAATATTATAAATAAAATGTCTACTTTACCATCTTCTTTATATACTAGTATTAAACCAACCTATACAATACCTACCACTTATAATGGTTATGATAAACGTGTAAAAATTACTAATAAACAACCAGTAAAATGTCAAGTTATAAGTACTAATGGTGATCGTCCTTCAGTTGTATTAAACCAAAATGAAAGTGTTTTAGTACAAAATGTTTCCAATACTGAAAGATTAAGATTATCACAGGGTGGAGGAAGAAAAACTACTTATATAGGTGGTAATGCAATAAATGATTATAGTGTAATTGATATAACAGAGTATAATAAAACTAATGATTTTATTTACAAAATTTTAGTAATGGGGCAACCACCACCTCCACCTCCACCTTCACTACCACCTCCTCCACCACCACCACCTCCACCTGCTTATACTATTACAAGTATTTGTGTAAATGGTGCTGATAATGCTTGGGTCACATTATATGACAATACTTTATGGTCTATAAGAGATATATCAAATGCTAATAGCGTTTGGATTAATATTCCAGGTGGTTATAAACAAATTTCATGTTGTGTTCGAAATACTAATTATATAGCAGCTATTGGTCTGGATGATCAAATAAGATATGCAAATACTAATGTATTAACTAGTCCAAATTGGACACTTGTTGGTGGTGGAAAATTCAAATATGTAGAAATATGTGATAGTACTGAGAACATGTATGCTATAAATATGGAAGGTAAAATTTGTTTTACAACTGATTTTAGAACTGCACCATTACTTCCTTTTTTTGCAACAGGATATGATCCAGGTGCTATAAGTATATCAGCACATGCTATTGGAGACTATGGTTATATTGCTATTGTAAATGGTGAGGGTAGTGTATTATGGGCAAATGTTTGGGATAACCCAAAACCAACATGGAATATGGTTCATTATTCAAAGATGGCTTCAACAAAACCTCCAAGTGCTTTATTACAAAAATCAGGTTATGTGCAATATGTAAGATGGGATGGAAAAATTGTTTTATCAACAGGTAATGTAACAATAGGTCAAAATGATATTGTATTAAATGGATCAGAATGGGATGTAAAACTAATTGCAAGTGCATGGGGTGATAATTTAATAACTGTACATAATAACAACAAAATATATTATTCACCAACATGTAATAAAGATTCTACTTTTACACTACGTATGAATGGATTTCCAAATTCAAAAACATATCCTAATAAATACTATGGAAATAGTACTCCTGTAACAGGAAGTCCACGTGTAATAACACTTAATGGACAAATACCTGTATTAAATTGGAGATCTGATATTGAATATCATTATAATGGATGTGGAAATAGTTCAAATTGTAATAATTGGATGCCAATACGTGATCATTGGTCTTATGATAATAATGGAATGCCAATTGAAGTAGATCCATTTAAAAAAATATCATGGGGTGAAACTATGTGGCGTGGATGTGGTATAGCATGGGAAAAACAAGCATGGTGTTGGGTACCTGCTGATTTTATTACACATGTATTTGGTCAAGATAATACTGTTATACAACAAACAATACCTGCAGGTAAAACACAATACACTACACCAACTGCATTAGATCTTCAAATAACTCCATTTAATAAAGTATTATCAGAACCTTATGGAAATACTGCTCAATGGGGTGGTATAACTCCATCACAAAAAACACCTACATTTTCAAGTATTTCTTTTAATTTACCAGATCCTTTACAACCAGTTGATATTGATTCAGTTATACCTTTAATATTACTTGGTTATGCATCAGCAGATTATGGAAAAGGAAAACCAGGTGTAGTTACACATGGATCAGTTATTAATTCAACTGATTTAAATAAATATATAGGTGATTATTTATTTACGAATGTTAATGGAAAACCAAGAATATCAAAAACAACAGGTGTTTATACTAATATACCACAAATAATTAGTATATGGAAATCTATGACATCAACGGGTGGTTTATATGATACACGTGCATTAAGTTATTGTTCAGGTAATAATTTACCACAAGAATTTTGTAGTACTTGGTGTTCTGGTCCAGGTGCTTCATCAAAAATGTTTTGTGATGATAATTTAACTTCTTGGTGTAGATTAGGACCTGATGGTAAACCTTATTCAAATGTAGATAATATGGTTAAAAAAGGAAGTACCGATGCCCAAATTAAAGCAATATTTCCAAATAGTAAAAATCCTATATGTAATGCTTTTATGCCTCAAAGTTATTATATAGCAAGTGATTATCTTAAAATAGGTAATACTGAATCAGCAAAACAAATATTTGATTTAACAGTACAATCAAATGCATATAAATTTAATGAATGTACTAATATAGGTGCCCAAGCAACTGTTAGAACAAGAGCATATTATAATACTGGAAATTTTAATTGTCCACCTGTATCTGTATGTTTTAATAAAGCAGAAATATATAATTATGGACAAATGATTGATTCACCAGTAAAAGTAGTACAATCAAATAATTGTCCACAAAATATTGGTACTGGTTCACAACCACCACCAACAGTACCACCTGCAACTGTTACTAATATTAATAATATACCTAAAGGTACTGGTGTTAGTGTTGGTCAAGCACAAACAGGTGGAGGACCAAGTATAACTACAGTTACTCCTAAAACTTTAACTCCTTATAACTATAAACCACCTCCTAAACCAGCACCTAAACCAGCACCTAAACCAGCACCAAGTTCAAATAAAACAACTGTTATTATAATAAGTATAATTGTTTTAATAATTATGATGTTAGTAATGTTTATGGTTTTAAAAAAAAAGAAATAAATTAACTTTTAAGTTTTTAACTATGATGTTTTAATTAAAAAATTAATTTACTTTTTTTAATAATTTTTATGCTTTATTCTTTTCACCCCATGCTTTAGTTGCATCAGTAAAACGTTGTGTATGAGGTTTATCAGGATTTTTCTTCTTATCATCTGACATAAATTTACCCATAAAAATGTTATATTCAGATGGTTTACGTGGTTTCTTTTCTTTAGCAGGTTTTATTTTACCAAATGATGCAAGTTGAGTTTCAAGTTCACTAACACGTTTTTCAAGATCTGCGGTCATTGTTTATTGTTACTTTTTACTTTATTTATATTAATTTTCCGAATTAACGTTTAGTTTCTTTAATAATTTGACGAGTTCGTTTTAAAAGTGCTTTTCCTTCTTTTGAAGATCCACCAACGGGTATAAATCCATCCATACCAAGTTCTTTCTTTGCCTTTTTAACTGCTTTTGCCCATTTTTTAATAAAAGAATTCTTCTTTTTACCTTGTTTTTGTTGTTTTATACTTTTGTAACGATAATTTCCATATCCATCATTTACACGTTTAATTTGTTTTTTAGAAAGACCTCCTTTAGTAAATCTTGCAGTTCCATGGAACACTTCTGCTTTAGAACCGTAGTAAGGTGTCTTCTCTGAAGACTTGTTATAAGGTGTTAAAGAAGGCATTATTTGTTATAATGTTATATTGTTTATATTATACGTTATTTTATTTTTAGAAAAATAAAAATTAAAATTAATAATAAACATTATGGCAGAAAATAAAACAAAATCCATGAACAAACCCAAACCCAAACCAAAACCAAAAGTAAAAGAGAAAGGTAAAGAAAAAGAATCAAAACCTAAAACTAAACCAAAATCAAAGAAAACAACACGTAAATCAGGTGGTGGTATAACATTGATACAAGAGGTAAGTGAAAATAATATTGATGAAAATTATGAAAGAAATTTAAACACACTTATAAAAAAAATGAAAGATCAAGATTTAATAAATAATGATGGAATACGTTTTGGTTGGAATAATTCTTCTCCAACATAAATTAATTAAATTTTTAAAAATAATCATAAATAAAATAAAAGTTTAAATTAATAATAAATATTAATGGTTGAACAAAAAGAATTAAATCAATATTATACGGATGTATCTCAAGATGGAGTTGTAGTTCCTTCAAAATATTTTAAAAAAGAAGTTTATAATAACTTTGAAGATAAATATAAAATTAATGATTTTAAAAACTATAAAAATAAAGAATACTATACATGGATAAATAAATCTTTTCATAAATATTCCTTCCCACCTGATTATTCTTTACAATCATTTGATACAATTTGTAATTCAGTTGATTATTCATTAAAACCGCAACAAAAGTTTGCAGGTCGTATTTTCAATACTTTAGTTGATAATAAAGGAATGCTTGTTTATCATGGATTAGGATCTGGTAAAACACAAACAAGTATAGTTATAGGAGAAGCATTTAAATTTAGAAATGTAAAAGGTAATAAAATAATACAAGGACGTACAGATTCAGTTGTTCTTATTGTTGTACCTGCTGCTTTAATTGAACAATATTATTCTGAAATATTAGGAAATATTGAATCTGGTGTAATTAAATCAGCATCTGGACAAATTGTAATAAATGGTGATCGTCAATTTTATCTTAATAAAAAATTAAGAAATGCAATTGATAAAAATAAAGAATCCATAAGTGACCTTCAAGAAAAAATAAGAAATAAAGAAGGAAATATTAATTTAATGAAAGAAGAAATATTAGAACTTCAATTTTTAAATAAAGGACTTTATGAACATGAACGAAAGAAAGTTAATACTGTTTATGAAATATTATCCCATGAAACTTTCTTAAATAGACTTTTTAAAATAAAAAATGGTCAATTTATAGAAGGTGAATATCTTAATTATTTAACTAAACCAAATGGTCTTCTTATAATTGATGAAGCACATGGATTAGTAAGTGCAATTGGTAGTAATTATCGTAAATTACTTTTAGGACTTCGTTATTATACAGATTCACAATTTAGAGTTGTTTTATTAACTGGATCACCTATATATGATAAACCATTTGAATTTGGTTTATTAATGAATCTATTAAGACCACGTATGCCTTTTCCAGATGGATTTGATAAATTCAATGAAGTTTTTGTTCAAGAAAATCAAATGATCAATAAAAATCTTTTTAAACAAATGTGTAGCGGTTATGTTTCTTATTTTAAAGGAGGTAATCCAGAAGCATATCCATACAAAAAAGTTATTATTATGAATCATCAAATGGATGCATATCAATATTCCGTTTATAAAAATGCTTTATTTAAAGAAATTGAACGAGATAAAAAGAATAAAGAAGAGTCTCGAGAAGAGTTTATAGTGCGTCTTACAACAACTGAAAGTAATACAGATGAAACAGCAACAAGTGTTTTTAATAATTCAAGACTTTTTTGTAATATAGCATTTCCAGGATTTGGTGGAGCAGATGATGATACAGATTTACAACTTTCTCATAAAGAAATAGTTGAACTGGGTAAATCTTTAACTGATCTAAAAAATTTAACAATTGGAGAATATTATGATATAGGTCTTAAGGAGTATCTAAAAAATAATCCACCAGGTAAGAAAACACGACAACAAATTATAGAACAAGGACTTCAGAAATTTAAACGAAAACTTAAAGGTGTAGATGAAGAAGATGTTATAAAAACAGTAAAACATTTTTCATCAAAATTTGCAAAAGTTGCGGAAATTATACAATTATCAGAAGGACCTGTTTTTGTTTATTCTAATTATGTTTTTTATGGAGTTGAAGCAATGGCAGCAGTTATGGAATCACTTGGTTATTTACCATACCCTAGAAAAGGATCAAGTGGTAGTTATTTTGTTTGGAAAGGTCAAGCAGACCCAGATGAAATAAAACGTGCTAATAAAGCATTTAATAGTCTTGCAAATAAAGATGGATCAGTTTTAAAAATTATGTTTGGAACACAATCTGTTATGGAAGGTGTTGATTTTAAAAGAGTTCGTCAAGTCCATGTTTTAGATCCTTGGTGGAATGATTCTAGAATGCAACAAGTAATTGCTCGTGCAATACGTCTTTGTAGTCATCGTGATCTTCCACCCAGTAAAAGAGTAGTTGATGTATTTATCCATCTTTCAACATTAGGAAGTGGTGAAACACTTTATGAGTTAAAAATAAAAAATGGTAATGAAATTGATAAAGTTTATTCAACCTTACAACCAGTTTATATTCAAGAACCAGATAAAGGTAAATGGATATTTAATCAAGCATATATGAAAGATGATCGTATTTATAATTCAAAAAAGACATTTAAAATAATACAAATAGTACCAGATTCAGTTAAGAAGGTAGCAGATCCAGAACTTACAAAGAAATTTGGAAAATGGAAACAATTAGATTCAATTTCAGTTGAACAATATATGTATAATCGTTCATTAAAAAAATTAAGTTTAAATAGACAATTTGAAATGGCAATTAAAGAAGTATCTTTAGATTGTGACATTAATAAAAATGGTAATATTATTCGTTTAGAAGAACATTATTTACCAGAAGGTGATCTTTTTAAATTAGAGTATCTTAATTATTCAACTGGTGAAGAATATCTTCCATTAGATGAAACTTATACAACATTACAAAATATTGTTGATAGAGGAGCACCAGTAATGGGAAAAGGTCTTATACAATTAAAAAAGAAAGGAAGTTCAGAAATTGTTGAATTTTTACCATCATTAATTATACCAGAAGACATTGATTGTTCTCAAGAACCTTATACATTTAATAATACTTTACCAGAAAGTATAATAAATTTAACAATAAATAATGAAATGATAAAATTTCTTAAAAAGATTTCATTACCAAATTTAAAACAATTTTTCTTCGATGTTGAATATGGAAACATTCAAACATCAGATCCATATTTAGTAAAAAAGATTAAAAAATTTAATAGCAAACAGGCAATGAAAGAACGTCAAGAAATAATTGATTCTTTACAACAAATTGGTTTTGGATTAGATACAGATGTATGGGATTTTTATACAACAGAAGAATTAAAGAAACTTGCATCTAAAATAATTAAAAAATAAAATTGTTAATTAAAAAAAAATAAATCTATTAAATAAAAGATAAATGCCTCGTCCTAGAAAAAATCCCGGTGATCCAATGGATTGCTCAAAAAGATCAACTAACCCATTTCAAACATACGTTAATCATGTTATTAAAAAACAACCTGAAAAAATTCAACTTTTACTTGCTAAAGCACTTCAAAATGATGACATATTAATGGATTTTAATGGTCAAGTTCATGCTAATGAGTGCGTTTTTAGTTACCCAGATAGTAATTGGTATTCAGTTTATCTTCTAAATGAAAATGGTGAAAAGTATTTTGGAGAAAAAGGTGCTCAAAAATTTTATTTCCAAATGGATTTTCAAATGAATAAAGATGATATTGTTGTAGATGCTTTTCCAACAAATGGAACATTTGATACACCTGATGAACTTATGGTAAATGGTGTTGAAATGAAAAACTGTGTTGTAAAGGAAAATGGAAAATGCGGAAATCCTGTATCAAAAAAGAAGAAAAAGAAATCAAGTGCCATTGCGGAAGGTCTTGAAGATTCTGATGAAGAAGACACTGAAACACCTGAAGCAGTTCTTGAAGGTCTAGCAAGTATTCCTTCTGTTGGTCCTGGTAAAACAAAGATGCCTCGTGATTACTTTGAAGGTCTTGGATCTAAATCTCTTATTATTGATTGGATGATTGCAAACATGAAACCAGGTGAAATATTTAAATGCATTCAAAGAGGTTCTCTATCTGCTGAAGATGTTCAACAAGCACAACAACTTCTAGGTGAAGGTGGTATTGGACCACAACCAGGACCTTCTGGTGTATCACAATCAGAAATAAATGCAATGATACAGTCATTTACACCTGGTGAAATTAATGCAATGGTTAAAATTGTTACTAAAGAAGAACTTGTTGCTGCTGTTTCTCGTAAAAAGGGAGATAATAAGAAAGAATCAATAGTAACACTTTGTAAACGTGCAGGTGTTAAAGGTTATAGTCTTAAACAAGGTAAGAAGGGTCTTTTAATAGTTGATAGTGATGGAGAACAAGTTGATAGTATTGATGAAGTATTAGATGAATGTGCTGCAAAAGAATCAGCACGTATTAATAAATTACTAAAACAACAAGGTATGGCAGAAGGAATGATACAACAACTTGTATCAAAAGAAGCACTTATTGATTATAAAGGAGGTGATGTACCTATACCATTCCTTCTTCGAAAGGCAGTTAAATATCATTTTCCACTTATTAAAGATTTTGAAAATCGTAGTGGAGAACTTTATGGTAAAATTCCCAGTGTTCGTGAAAATGGAACACTTTATTATTTTAAGATTGGTGATATATTAGGAGATGATCTTGCAAAACTTGATAAGAAAATGAAGGCAGGAACAGTTTCATTTGGTTTAAAACGTAAATTTTCATTTGGTATTTCAAAACGTAAACAAAGTAAACAAAAATCAATAAGAATACTTAAACGTGATCTTAGAAAAGTAAGTAAAAAGTAAGTTTAATTAAAATTAAAATTAAAATTAAAATAATTTTTAAATCTTCGTTAAAGTTAAATAATGTATTCTTTTACATTTCCTAAAAGAACAGAATACGAAGAAGAAAGAAATTATTTTTGGGAAAAATATTTTCAACCAAGTTTAATACATAGACGAAATTGGAAATATATATCTTATGATGAACAAAATAAAAAACAAAAATTTGATGTTATTTATTCTCCCAATGCACAATTAAATATGCGTGGAAGTATTAATGCAAATATTTATCATATAATTGAAGTTATTTCTGATAAAATCATAATGAACAAAAAACTTTTTGATATAAATAGTAAATATATTCCTAAAATGTTTTTTAATTTTGGTAATATCCATGAAATTCAAAATGCTTTAAAAAAGAATTTCTTTTATTTAAAAGGTGCAACTGGAAGTACATCAAAAAGTACATTTATAGTAAATGATTATTCAGAAATACAACCAATAATAATTGCCCATCCTGAAATAAAAGATTGGTTTTTATCTGAAAATATCAATTCTTTTCTTTATAAACGTATTGGTAGTTATCAACCAGGTGGTAGAGTATATAATGAAAAATATGGACATAAAGGTCGTATGAAGTTTTTCATACTTATAAAAATTGATAAAAAGTCAAAAGAAATTTATATGTATGATCAAAGTGTATTTGAAATAGCACCTGAAGAATTCCGTGGTGATTTAACAAGTCGTGATCAAAATATAATTATTGGAATGGGATCAGAAGAACTTCATGGATATCCTGAAGATTATGATACTGATCCAGATTATGGATTTTCACCTGTAGAAATTTTTGGTCAAGATTATTTTAAAGTTATTGTTCCTCAATTAAAGAAAATGACACACGATATATTTAAAGTATCTTATTTTGATTTATATTGTAAAAATGATAAGTATTATAATAAAGATTATAAAAGTTGTTTCCATTTTGGAACAGTTGATGTTATTATAACACCTGAATTACAATGTTATTTTTTAGAAATTAATACAAAACCTGTTATGGATCGTCCAAGTTATGAAAGTATAATTAATTATCCATCCATGATAGATTCAATTGTTCAAATTTGTATAGATCCATATTTTAAACCTTTAGTACCAAGTCCTCATAATAAAGGTTGGCATAAAATATCTTCAATTAAACGAACAGGAAAATATACATTTTATGTTTCACCAACATGGAAGTTTTCAAATGAAGTAAAAAGTTTTTTTAGTAAAAGAAGAGATTGGGAGAAAATCATTTATCCATTAAGTCTTCTTAAAAAATATCGTATTGATTATGTTGGTAAGGGAAGAAATATTGATAATTATGATCCAGTATTTTCAAAAGGAAAATTAATTAGTAAAATATTAACTTTAGATCATTATTTAGGTGATAAAAAGAATATGTATGATATACTTAGTAAAAATCGTAAAAGTTCTTCATTTTTACCTAAAACACTTACCTTTACATTAAATAATGAACATTGGCAAAATAAAATAAATAAACTTTCAACTAAAAAAACATGGATAATTAAACCTGCAATAGGATTACGTGGTCAAGATATTTTTATTTCTAATAATATTTTAGATATAGTTCAATTTATTAATGATCATTCAAATTATATAGAATGGGTAATTTCTGAATATATAAGTAATCCATATTTATTAAAAATACATGGAACATTTCCTTCAGGTGCAACTTATAATGATCAAATTGGTAGAAAAACACATATCCGAGTATATGTTCTAATAACAATAATAAATGAAAGATATCATATATTAATGTATGATCATCCTTTACTATTTGCTGCTGCAAAGGAATATAATGAAGATATAACAGACCGATTTGCACATTTAACCAATTTATATTTAGGAAGTAAATATTACAATTCACTTGGTTTTAATGGATCAATGGCATATCAAGATTTATCATTTTCATTAGTAGATACACTTAATAGTCTTTATGGAAAAACATTTTATAAGAGAAAGATATTACCTCAATTAAAAACAATGTTAAGTGTTATTCTAAAGAGTTCTAAAAATTATCTTCATTGCAGTGATAAATATATTAAGGGAAGTAAAGATTGTTTTCAGAATATAGCAATAGACATCATGCCTGATTCTAATTGGAAATTATATCTTTTAGAAATAAATGGAAAACCAGGAATGAATGCTCCATCTTATCATTGGGGTGGAAATCTTAAAGATTATACAGATTCTTTAATGGGGTCTTTACACTTTACAAAAAAGGGTAAAATTAAATTAAAAAATAAAAAAGAAGATTATAGTAAAAAAGGAAAATTTTTATTAATTAAATGATCCATGAACAAAAAAATATTCCTAGATTAGTTGATTTATCTAAATATCCATCTATGATTAAAAATAACAATTTAATTACAAAACCAAAAATAAAATGGTGGAGTATTAATAAAATTTTATTAGTTGGATTTTTATTATTTAGTATATTCTTTTTATGGAACTGTAAATATGGAATATTTAAAAGTCAAGAAGATATTTATTCAGTAATACCAATTACAACAAACTCAAAATAAATAATTTTAGTTTAATTCCGTTTATTTTTTATAATAAATTTAATTAATAATATTACAGAACAATGTCTGATAGTTCAGGTGAAGGTGGTACTAAAATTCAAAGAAGAAACGTTCAACAAATACCTGTGCAACAAATGAGTAACCAAATGCCTATTCAACAAATGAATGGTGGTGGTCCTGATCCCCGAATGATGCAACAACAAATGGGAGGTGGTCAACAAATGAGTAAAGAAGAAATGATGATGATGCAACAACGTCAACAAATGATGATGCAACAACAACAACAACAACAAATGCAACAAGTTCAACAACAACAAATGGCAAGTCATTATGCAATGGATAAACAAATTCCAAAAGGAATACTTAAAACTGGAAGTTATAATAAAGAGAATTTTAATTTTTCATTTAATAATGTAAATGTTAAAAACAGTATTATAGTTGTTGTTATATTTATTCTACTAAATTCAAGAATTATATGGAGAGCACTTTCTCGAATCCCCATGATGGGAACAGTTGAACCAAGTATTCTTGCACTTGTAGTAAATTCACTTATTGCAGGTATAGTTTTTTATTTTGTAACAACAAAGTTATCTAAATAACTTAAATAACAAAATTAAAAATAAAAGTTTATTTAAAGGATAGAATAAAATAAAAATTATAATTAAGTATAATGGAAACATTAACTTCAAAAGAAGAGTTATTAAAAGTAAAATTAATTGAATTTTATAAAGAACCAAAAAATTTAAATGTTTTACTTCCAATAATTTTACAACAAACTAAGATATCTCTTAGATCACTTGATTGGTTTGTTACTAATTATTGTAAAAAATACAATATTAATTATCTTCTTACTAAAAATGGAGAAACAAAAAACTATTTTCCATTTAAAAGTTATAAGTCACAACTAAAAGCATATTCAAAGAAATTTTGTGATCCTTTTTGTAGAAGAGAACGTGTTGTATTTGATTACCATAATAATGTTATTATAAATTTCAATCCTAATATAAAACTAGGTCATAAAGAGTATATAATTACAACAATTGGGCAATTAAACTTTTTCCGTTTTGCTATACAAGATAATATTATTGAATATGCAATGGAACATATTACAGACATTGAACATGATATGAATAGTACATTAAAAAAACGTGAAAATGAAAAAGAAACTAATTTTGTAAAATTAAGTAATATAAAGCGTAAAGAACTTAGTGTTCCAGGTAATAAGAGTGTTCATATAACATGTATTAGTGCAACTATTAAATTTGTCTAAAGGTTATTTATTTTTAAAAAAATAAAGTGATATTAAAAAATAAATTATTATAATACTAGATAGTAATTTATTATTTAATAAATTCGGTATGGGAAAATTTGATACACTTAGTCCTTTGAAGAAGTGGGTTGTGTCTAATAAATATTTTATAAAAACATCAGAAACAAAAGAAAAAAAAGCAGAAGCAACACATTTTTTATTGGATGGTGGTATTTGGAAGATACCTTTGGAACATTATCAAAATTTTTTACAATTATTAGCAAGTGATCTTAATAATGGTGAAAAACATTATATTTCAGAAAATAAAACACCTATATTCAAGTTTATTTGTGATTTAGATTTTTTTGAAGAATCTATTATTAGTATAACTCAAATTGAACATATTGTAAAAGTTATTCAAGATATTGTAAATGAATACTTTGGTGATCAACGTATTATTATTTGTGGTTCTGATTCTAAAAAAGTAACAAAGGATTCTATTGAACTTGTTAAATCTGGTTTTCATTTAGTATTTCCTAAATTATGGGTATCTGTTGAAACATCTAAAAAACTTCGTATTCTTTTTATTGAAAAACTAATTGAAACCTTTTCTGAACGTGAATCTTTTAATAAATGGGATGATGTTGTAGATCTCAGTGTTTATGAAGATAATGGATTACGTATGGTTGGTTGTCGTAAAATAGGAATCTGTAAGACATGCAAAAACAAAAAAGAAGCAAAATTAACTTGTGAGATGTGTGAAGGTGTAGGTAAGAAAGATGAGAATCGTATTTACAAACCAGTATCTGTATTACCAAAAAATGTAGAATACTTTAATTCAATTAAAAATGATTACTATGTTATGTTATTAGAGACAAGTATTTACAATTATGCAAATTTTGAAGAAACTAAATTAATTAAAGAACTTGTAGTTAATTTAAATTTAGTTTCAAAAAAATCAAGTAAAAAGAAAAGTGTTAGTAAAACAATTCATCTAAATGATATTGATAATAAAATTCAAAATTTTATTCATAAATATTATAAAGAACATTATTCTAAATGTAATGTAAAAAAAGTAACAAAGAATGATAATGATTACTATATTGAAATTGATGAAAATTTTTGTATGAATGTAAATAGAAATCATACATCATCAAATGTATACTTCCATATTAATTCTACTTGTATTCGTCAAAAGTGTTATTGTAAAAAGGAAACAACTGATGGACGTATAAATGGTATGTGTAAAGAATATGCTTCTAAAGAAATTCCATTAACACCTAGTTTTAAAAAAGCATTATTTGGAAATGAAATTATTACAAAGAAAAATAAAAGTTTAGTTAGTCTTAATGTTACTAAAAGTATGGATAAACAATCTTATTTAGAAAATTGTAAAAATATTTTACGTCAACTTAAAAATCAATTACTTTAATAATAATACATTTTTCCAAATTTTCCAACAGTAGCTAGTTTCTCTTCTAATTTTTTTTGTGCTTTATCTGCTTTTTCTTTTGTCTTTTCTGCTGCTTCTTGTACTTTATGTACTGCTTGATTTGATAGTCTTCCTGCAGCACCTGCAAGTGATGATCCTAAACTAAGTGGGTTAAATCCAAATCGTGTTCTTCTTTTTGGTTTACTTTTTTTCATTGATCGTAGCATACCCATTGCTTTTTTAAGACATTGTTTACGAAGTATTTCAGGTGATTTTCTTCCAATTTTTACTTTATAAACTTTACAAAGTTTATGGAGTTTACGAACTGATGCTGTATATTTTCTTTTACCAAAACTCATTTGTGGTTCTTTTGGTTTATTACATCCACAATCTCCAAAACGTGTTTTACGCCGACGACGTTTACCAAAACCCATACCTGCTGGTATTTTACCAAATTTATCACCTTGAGTAATATTTGATCCACATGAAGAACCAAAACGTGATTTTCTTTTAGATTTCATTTTACGACGAAGTTGTTTTTTAATAACTGAAAGTTTTTTTGGCACTCTTTTTTTACCTTTTTTAAGTGTTAGTTTAACATGATATTTCTTACAAAGAGTTCTAATTCTCTTTGTTGGTTTTTTAATCTTTTTTACTTTTTTTACTAAACGAACCATTTATTATAATTATTACAATTATTTTTATTTTTAATAAAATTAAAAAGTTAATTTAAAAATAAAAATAAATTAAAAATAACATTTAAAATAACATTTAAAATAACATTTAAAAATAAAATGAATAATAACTTTGTAAATGGAATTTATGAAAATAAAAATATCCATGATCCTAAAAATTACATTTATAATCCTGATTACAATCCACAAACATATGAAATAGAACAAGCATTTAAGAGATTACATCATTTAGGTGTTGATGTTTCAGATTTACACCAAGATTATAATAAAATTCCTTTAGAAAATATTGATTTAACAGCAATAGAAAAAGAATTACCTAAAAAATCAAAAGTAGTAAGTAAACATAATATTATAATAGATTCAAGACAACGTGATTACAGTATTTATCCAACTCCTAGTAATTACCTTGTAGATTTATCAGAACCTCATAGATTTGTTGAACGTATTGAGTTAGTTGCAGCAATGCTTCCTAAAACGGAATATAATATTAATTCTGAAAATAATCTAATGGTAGTTACAATAGATAATGTTACAGAGCAACTTTATTTAACACCTGGGCAATATCTTATAGGTTCAAATATTTATGGAAATGTAAATTATCAGGCAAATGGAACAGCAGTTTTTACAGGTCTTATGGCAGAAGTTCAACGTGCATTAAATACTCATACAAATTCTGGAAATGATTTTAATGTTTTTTTAGCAACAACACCTGCTTCAATGGGTGGAACAGGATCAAATAGTGCTATTTTAAATAGAATTGCAATAACAAATTCTTCAGTTTCTTTTTCAATTGATTTTACAAATGGAACATATTTAGCAGGAAGTCCATTTCGTGTATTAGGATTTAAAAAAGAAAATGTTACTTCTGTAACAACAAATGTTATTTATGGATCAGACAACCTTGGAACATGTACACAAACAAATTTAAATAATGAAACAACACATACAATTAGTATTAACAGCATACTTGCAGTTTTTGATTATGATCTTAAAGATGATCCTCAATATCTTATTATGGAACTTGAATTTGGAAATAGAACAGCAGAACGTATTGAAAGTGCTGATATAACTACTAATCAAAAATTTGCAGTTATAATATATGATTCAAATGAACCAGATAATATTCAAAATTATAATTATACAACAACAGTAGGTGGAAATGTTCAAATTGGTGCATCAAGAGCACCTGGTCGTTTAAAGGCATTAAAGGGTAGTGATTTTGATAAAAAGATAGTTACATTTAATCCACCAATTACTTTAGAAAATTTTAAGATTTCATTTTATAAGTATGATGATACCTTTTATAATTTTAATAATAGAGAACATCTTTTAACATTTGAAATTGATGTTGCTGATTATGATCCAAGTTACCGTTACTAATAGTTTTTAATCATTTGTTAATGATTTTTAATTTAATTTTATTATTAAATAAAAATAAAAGTTTAAGTTAAAACAATTTAATGCGTAAATTTTCAAAATCAGAGTTAATAAAAGATCTTCGTAAAATAAATGGTACTAAAAGAAAAAATAATTTTGGAAATAATAAAGATCAAGAAGAAGATCAAGAAGATCAAGAAGAAGAAGAACAAGAACAGGTATTAGTAAATAAAATTTCTAAAAGAGTAAAACCTAAAAATAAATCAAGAATTAAAAGAGCACTTTATGGTGCATTAAAAGCAACTGGAATGAAATTACTTGATATTACAGATTATACATTTAAAAAAATAATATCCATGACAATAAAATATGTTGGACCAATTGTTTTAACAGCAATTCTTATAAGATACCGAGAACCTATTGCTAAAAAATTATTTTCACGAGAAGATAAAGAAAAATATGATAAAGTAGCAGGAGTTGTTGGTAAGGGTGCTGAACGAGTTGGTAATGTTGTTAATGGTGGTAAAGATTTTTTAAGAGTTTAATTTTTAAAATTTTTAAATTTTAACAAAAAAATAAAAGATTTAAGAATTTAGTTATAATAATAATTAACTAAAATCTTCATTAAATTAATTTGAATTAAAAATGAATGTTTCATTTTGTAATTCAAATGCATTTAAAATTGATTCTGTCGAACTTAAAGAAAAAGTTTATATTGAATGTGAAAAATTATTTAAAACTACATTGAAACGTGAAAATTCAAGTTCTTTAAACTCAAGTTTTTATTTTCCAGGTCCTCAACCTGTTACTGTAGAATTAAAAGATATTCCTAAACTTAAAAATAATTATATGGTATGCGAAAAAACGGATGGTGAAAGGAGCATACTTTTATTAATTAATATTGATAATAAACCTATGTGTTTTATTATCAATAGAAATAATGAACTTTATTTTACTGATCTTTCTTTTAAAAAAGAAGTTTTTGAAGGTAGTATTTTTGATGGGGAACTTATAAAAACAAATAAAGGAACTTGGAATTACCTTATTCATGACTGTATGTGTTACAATGGAACAAGTTTTTTAAATATTAGTCATGATTTACGTTATGCTGCAGTAATTGATTTTATATTAAAAAGATATATTAATAAAGAAACTGATTGTTTCAATGTTAAAACAAAAATATTTTATAAATATGGACCAGAATTAAATAAAACATGGGAACATATTAAAAAAACTACTGAAAATAAAATTGATGGTTTAATTTTTACACCTGTTGATCATAATATAATATTTGGACGTGATTATGATCTTCTTAAATGGAAAGAAGAACATACTATGGATCTTTTTGTTAAAAAGGAAAACAAAAAAATAAATTTATATTTTCAGAAAAAATCTGATTTAGTACTTTATAAAACTCTTTCAAAAGAAAATGAAAAAATAATTACACTTACAAAAGAACAATTAAAAAATGGTTGTATAGTTGAATTTAAATATGAAGATGATTTATTTAAAGTTTATCGTGTTCGTACTGATAAAAATAAACCAAATGGTGAAATTACTATTAAAAATACTATGATAAATATTGAAGAAGCAATTACTATTGAAACTTTGTGTAACAAACAACTTCCTGAAATTACTATAGATTCTTTAAAAATAAATTAAAAATAAATTAAACTTTTTTTATTTTTTGAAGATCTTTTTTAAGTCTTTTTAAACTAATCTTTTTATAATTACCTTTACCTTTACCTTTTGTTCTTCTTCTTCTTCTTCTTTTACCAAATTCATTAGATGTATGTTCTTGTTCTTCTTCTTCAGGTTCTTGTTTATCTTTTAATTCTTTAATTTTGTTTGTTATTATAGTTATCTCTTTAGCAACTTTTGTTTTTGCTTTTCTTGTTATTTCTGGTGAGTTTAATTTTTCTTGTGCTTTACTTAATTCTTCAGTTAATTCCATTAATTTTTGTCTTCTATTTTCTGCTTTTTTTAATTTTTCCTGTGCTTCTTTTATTTTTAGTGCTTCTTCTTCACTAAGTTCATGACCTTCTTCAAATGAAGATTGAGCACTCTTAAATTCTTGGTCTGCTTCTTCTACATCATTATTAGTTTCTTGTTCTGCATTTTGTAAAAGTGCAGGTATTGTTGCCATTGCTTTATCAATAACTGGTCCAATCATTGGATCATTTCTAGCAGTTCGTAAAGTTTCACTTGCATCTGATACTCTTTGAAAAAATCCTTTTCGTGATTGTTCAGCAAGTCTTTCTTCTTCACGACGTCGTTCATCTTCACGGCGTCTTTCTGCTTCTATATCAAGTATTCTGTTTCTTATACGTTCCTTTTCTGATTCAGATTCTGCATTTTTTAATGCATTATCTAGAACTTGATCTTCTCTATTTCTACTTAATATAACTGGGTCAGTATTTGATGCTGGTTTAGGTGGTGCAGGAAGTGCTTCTTTATTTCTTGATGCTCTAGCAAGTAAAGAATTGTAATTTTGAAATTTTTCTGGATTTGCTTTCATATGTTTATGTCCTTTATATGCTATAAGACTTAATCCAACTGCTCCTGCAATACCTGCTGCAATTTTAATTTTTTTCTTATGTTTTTGCCAAAAGGTTTCTTCTTTTTCTTTTTCTTTTTCTTTTTCTTTTTCTTTTTGTTTAATTCCAAAACGAGTTCTTTTCATTTTTCTTCTAATTTGTTTCATAAGAACTGTTTTTGTTTTAGGTACTCTTTTACCATTACGTTTAACAGATAACTTTATTTTAAAACGCTTACATATTTTCTTAAATTTTTTAGATAAAGTCATTTATTAATTATACTAAATATAATTATTTTATTTAAAATTATAAATAATTAAATTTTACGAACTTTATTTAAATCTTTATAAAGTATTCTTAAATTTAATTTCTTTTTACCAAATCTAGAAGTTCTTTTAGTACCTTCTGGTAAAATAAGATGTGCACTTTCTTCAGCATTTTGTCTTTCACGTTGATGTGGTGGTGGTCTTGGTACACGTGGGGGTGGTGGTGCTGAAGGTGGATTTGGACCACCTAATACTCCCCCTGCCCCCTTTCGAAACCCTGCTCCAGCTGCTTGTGCTACATGAGCAAGTCTACCTTCATTAGATTCACCTAATGCATCAACTGCTTCATTAACTGCTTCATTAACTACTTCAGGTATTTGTCTTCTAACATTTGCACCTGCTACATCTGCTAATCCAGGTATTTTTCCTTTTATATTCTTATCTGCTATATTTACTGCTTCATTTACTAATCCTGGTATTTGATTTCCTACATGAACACCTGCTACATCTGCTAATCCAGGTATTTTTTCTTTTATATTCTTATCTGCTGCATTTACTGCTTCATTTACTAAATATGGTATTTGATATTGTACATTAAGACCTGCTTCATTTACTGCTCCATTTACAACTGAATTTATTTCAGATTTTATTTTCTTTTTATTTAAACCATATATAAGAGCAAGTGCTGCTGCACTACCTGCTGCTGTTACAGCACCATTAAAAAATTTTTTTAAAAGTTTTTTAGAATACTTTTTACGTTGAGTTGGTTGTAAATTATTAACTTCTTTAATATCTTTTTTAGATGGAATTGATTCTTTAATATCTTTATTAAGATCTTTTTTAATTTTATTAAGTGCTTTAGTTTTATCAACTTTACTTATTTTACCTTTTTTAATTTCAGACATTGATTTAAATTAATAAACTTACTTATTAATTTAAACTAATTTTTTTATTTTTATCAAATTTTAATTTTAATTCCTTTTTTTACATACGCCGACGAGTTACCCGACGCTTACGGGAAACTTTACGAGGACGACCTACCCGGCGAGGACGACCTGCCTTTTTAACACCCTTCCGACGGTAACGACGACGACGACCGAATGCTGCCTTTGGAGATGAACCCATCATTGCACCACCCATTGTTGTAGCATTCATGCATGGACTGGGGAAGAGACCAGTGCTGTTGGCACCAAGAACACCACCTCCATTGGAGCAGAATTCATAACCCATAGAATTGCTTAGGGGTGGGTTAGATCCGAAATGGTACTTACGGTACCGAACCCGCCGACGTTTACCGAATGCTGCAGGTGCTGCTCGGCGTGCTGCCATATATGCTTTTGCTGCATCTACTCGTCCCTTAGCATAGTCACGTGCTGCACCTGCTTGGCGTGATGCTTTACCAGTTCCACCTAGGGTAATGTATCCTGCACGACGTGCTCCTGCAAGTGCAGCACCAGTTAGTGCAGCACCTGCTAGTGCTCCATATACTCCACGTCTTTTACGAATGTGTGCCATAATCCGTTGTCCACGTGTAAGACGAGTAGGTGCTACTGGTACGGAACTCATGCTACGAACTTTGCGATGTGCGGCATGACGATGTTTAACACCAAAATGTGTTTTACGAGAACCAAACTTGGATGCCCGTTTAATAAGTGATCGGATTTTACGAGCAAGTTGTTTCTTAATAACAGCGCTGCTTTTTCGTACCCGACGAGAACCTACTTTCTTAGTACATTTAACATGGTACTTCTTACAAAGGGATAGAAGAGTACGAGAAACTGCTTTCTTAGATCCTTTACGTCCAACCTTTCTGCGACGAGTTGTTCGTTTACGACCGAATCCAAAAAAGTTAAATGACATTTTGTTTGTATATTCTTTAACGAAGAAATTAATTTTTGGTTAAATTAAAATTTAATTAAAAATTAAAAATTAAAAATAAATTAAAAATAAATTAAAAATAAATTAAAAAAATAAAAATTTTACTTTTTTAATTTAATTATTTTGAAATTTTGATTTTAACGATCCTTACCTTTTTTAATATTTTTTATCTCGCACAATTTGCACGATAAAGTCTTCTTATTAATTCCATTGCTTGTTTATGATTATTTTTTTTTTGTGATCTAAAATTTGAAATTCTTTTACGACCAAAATTATATACCTGTTGAGAAGAAAATTTATTTTGACCAACTGCATAAGGAACAACACTAAAATGTCCAAACTGTGTTCGCTTACGACCAAATTTTGCAGCAGCAGCAGCAGCAGTTGCTTCTTTTGCAATTTCTGCACCTTCTACTACATTTCCTTGAATCGCTGGTGCTATTTGTTCTTTAATTTCAGTTCCAACTTTATGAACCTGTTCTAATTGTGCTTTTGCTTTTTTAGCTTCTTCAAGACTATGAATACCTGTTGTATCTTTAACAGTTTGTGCTGCTTTACTCATTGCTTCACCTCCTTTCTTTAATGCTGCTGATGCTTTATCACTTTGTTCTTTTGCTAATTTAATATATTTTGCTTTATCTACAGCATTTTTTGCTTTAGATGCCATATCAGCAAATTTTTTAGCAGATGCTGCTGCTGACACTGCTGCTGACGCTCCCATTTCTGCAGCACCTGCTGCTATTGTTGCTGCTCCTGCACTTACAGATGCTGCTAATGCTGCTGGACCCATTATTGCTGCTGCTGCTGCTCCACCTGTTGCTACTACAGCAAGAGCACCTAGAGTACCAGCAAGAATTTTATGTTTTCCTACCCATGCCTTAAAACCACCTTTCTTTTTTTCACTTTGTATTACTTTTTCACCTACAACTTCTAATTGAGCATTAGTGGGTTTAGAATCTTCACCAAAATGAGTTCTTCTTGTTCTTCTTGTTCCTTTTACACGCTTGGTACTATTAACACGTTTTGTACCCTTTTTAGACTTTGCTATTTTAGATTTAATTTCTTTTAGAAGCACACATAAAGTTTTTTTAATTCTTTTATTTCCATTTTTTCTTGTTAAACGAACTGAATACTTTTTACAAAGTGTTTTAACCTTTAATGGAATTTTAACAGTCATTAATATTAATTACATTTAAGTAATATTTTTATTTTTTCTAAAAAAAAATTATTTAATGAATATTTTTCAAATAAACAATTTACTTTATCAAGATCCATACTTTTTATACTAAAAGAATCAATTTGGTAATTATAATTTTCATTTTGTCTAAAAAGATTACGTGAAGTTTTATAATCAAATTCTTGTGGAACATCTATTTCAAAATTATCAATTGAATTATGCTTTTTAATAAGTCTTAAAGCATTAACTGGACCTACTTTAGGTATTGTACTAGTATAATCACATCCACAGAGAATACATAAATCTATAAAAGAATCATAAGTTAATTCAAGATCTTTTAATATAATTTCAAGATCATATAATTTATCACCAAAAATAACTTTAGTTGCACCAAATGTTAAAGAATCTGTATCTTCACTAACAACATAATCAACTAAACCTTTCTTTTGTAAATATGCACAAGTTTCTTCAGATTCTGAAATTGCCTGTAAAAATGGAATTCCTAAACATTCTAAAAATTCCATAACTTGATCAGAATGAAATTTTTTAACTATAAGTATATTTTTTTCTATATTTCTTATTTGATTATTCAATTTTTTAATTTCTTTAATTTGTTCATTTTCTTCAATATTTGTTTGATCTTCATCATTTATAAACTCATAAACATCAATCTTTTGATCAATATTAATATTATTCCTTAAAGTTGTAAGTTCTTCTATCCTTTCTTTCATTTTTACACGTGTATCATTTCTTTTATCTAAAGTATTCTTTTTAGCATCAGGTGGTTTACCATCAAATATAAATATAGGTATAACACCTCTTTCAAGTAACTCAATTACTTTATATAAAAATCCTTGAATATGAAAGTTGTCTTCTTGATACATGTAACGATACTTGTATAACAGAATACTTGAATCAATTGCTATTTTTCGATTATACAGACTTGGTTTATCTGAAATAGCATTTGGAGCATGTTTTTGTATAATCTTTTTTAAATTTTTTATTCCCATTTTCAATTACTTTATTAATGTAAGTCTCTTTAAATTAATTTTTAAATAATTTAATACATATAAAAAATAATATAACAATTGATAAAAAATCTATTATATTATTTAATGTATATTCTTTATTATTAATTCGTAATACTTTATATGATAATAAATTAGATTCATCTGCATCTGTTATAAAAAAACTTAATAATATTTTTTTAATTTCAAAAAAATATATTTTATTATGTATTCTATTTGTACTTGTTTCTTCAACTGTAATAAATAAATTATCAATTGATTTATATCTATTAAATATTAAATTAGATACAATATCATGATGCCATGTAACTTTTTGCATAGCTAATTTATTAATATTTTTATTATTAACTAAAAATGATGCAGTACTACCTGTAAAAAGATTAATATTATTATCAGATCTTACATTTCCATAAGAACATAATGATATGATATCCCAGTCTTTATTTATTTTATTAACTTCATCTATTGTTTTATATAATTTAGAATAAAAATTATTTTTTGTATTATATAATTCTACTGGATATGCATCATCTTCAAATATTAAATAATATTGATCATTATAATTTTCTGAAATATATTTTGCTAATAATATATGTGATAAACTACACCCTATTGTAGATTTTGGAGATATTTTTAATGCAATAGGGTTTATATATTTTTTATATTCTAAATATTCATTTTTATTACCATTAATTCCTTTAAATCTATAAACATCTAATCCTATATTTTCTAAATGTGGTTTTTGTTTATTGTAATTATCTTCAGAACCATCTAAATTAATAACAAATGCTTTTATTTTAAAAAAATTATTATTCATTTATAATTAATATTATATAATATTTTATTCTTCAATAAATAAACAAACATTAACCTTTTTAGGATATTGTGTTCGTGGTTGAGATGTATAAACAATTTCTTTTTCTTCTTCTTCTTCATCTGGTAAAAATAAGCATTCATTAATAATTAATGTATTTTTATTATTATTTTTAACAGTTGGTGTACGTTTCTTTCTTTTTTCACAACGAATCCGGTATTCTTCATATTCCTTATTTGAATCAACACCCTTTTCACGACCTTCCAGAACAGTATCCCAAAACTTTTTCATTTTTGGAAGTTCCCGTGCAAACCATTCACGATCACGTTTTACTTCAACTATATTAATGATATAATCATTGTCACTATTACCTGGAATAAATTCAATAAAGTGTCCTATTTCAAGATCACATATTTCTAAATTTAAAAGAATTTGAGATAGATAATGATGGGGAACTTCACCCATAACAATTTTACGACGTAGAGGACATTTTACTTCTAATAAAATACCATCTTTTGTAATTCCATCAGGAGATCCACCTAACCATGGATAATCTGGATGAATAAGTAATCCAAATGATAGAACTTCTTTACCTTTTATTTCAGAATATTTTTCAATAGCAATGTCTTCATAATGAGTTCCCCATTTAGTTGCAGAATTTCCAACAAAGGGTTTAGGATTTGCTGCACACTTATCAATAAATAAACTTAAAGGTGTTTTATAACTGTTTTCACCTAATACTGTTGGAATATCACTTGCTGTAATTGCATTATTACGTTGTTGAAACCATTCTGGACTACGTTGTTCATATTGTGGTATCTTAAGTAACTGTTCAACTTTTGGATGGATACTCATTTTCCTTTAAATTAAATTTAAAGTAATTGTTTCTTTAAATTTAATTTAATTTAATTTTGTTTAAATTTTAAACTTTTTTAAATTTTAATTGGTTTCATTGATTAACATTAATGCCATAGCAGCATAATTATGTAAATCAATAAGAGTATCTTTTAAACTTTCATCATTAACTAAATTAATTCCATTTTTAGTAATTGAAATACTTCTTTGAATTTTATCTTCAATACGCATCAAAACACCAATTGTACCATACTTTGCAAAAGCATCTCCATAATCTGCATTTTTCTTTTTAAATAATTCCAACCCAGTTTGTTGAACTTCAATCATTTGTTGAATACGGTTTGCCATTTTTAAAGTTCTTCTTTAAATTTACTTTACTTTCTTTAAATCATTTTTAAGTGTTTTAACACTTTTTTTAGTTCCCTTTTTATGATTGTGTTTACGACGATGCCGACCAAAATTCATGGACATACCAACATTATTTTGATTAGCAATTGGTGTTAGAGGACTTTGAAATTGTCCATTAGCAGCAAAAATAGGAGGATAACTTGTCATTCCAAGTTGATAAGTAAGTGGTTGACCTTCTGAAATCATAGTTTGAAATTGATTTGCAACAGCACCAGGTGGGTAACCCCAAGCAGTAGTTAATCCAGTAGGCATTCTTTATTTAATTTAAACGAATATTTTTATTTAAAAAATTAATAATATTATTATTAATTTTATTATTTTATTATATTAATATTATTATTATATTATTATATAGTATAATAATTTGTATTATGGATAATACAAATTCTATAAAATTTTTATTAGGTCTTTTAATAATATTATTAATTATATTTAAAATATCAAATGAAAAAGTTGGTATTATAATTTTTATATTTGGAATAATAATGTTTATAATAAAACATTTACCACCTAAAGTTGACAAAGATTTACATAAAAAATTAATAAAATTACCAAATGCATTAAAATGTAAAATAGATATAAATTGTAAAGGTAAAGGTTGTTCATCTGATCTAATAAATGACCATGAAGCACAGATAAATGCAGATTTTGATTTTTATACATTAGGTCATGTAATAATGTGGGCATTAATTACAAAAGCAGAACCAAGATTAAAATTTATTTATGTATTAATAATAAGTATAATATGGGAAATAATAGAAATTTATGCAGGATGTACTGGTTTTGCAATGCATGGTAGATTAACAGATATACTTTTTAATAGTTTAGGATTTTTTATCGGGAGAAAATTATTATAATTTATTTACTTTTTATTTTAATTTTAATTTTTTTATTAAAAATATTAAAAAAATAATTAATAATATTATCTTTATTCTATTACAATATAAATTATATAATAATTTAGAATCCCAACTATGCCATGAATCACCTTTTAATGGTTTAAGATAGTATTTTTCATTATATTCACAATTATCTCTATTACAATAATCACATGGTGATTGTATATCTTTTAATAATGATATAAATTGAGGATATTTATTTGCCATATTATTAATAAAATATGGTCCTGTACTACTCATTATTTCAAAATGTTTAGTAATTTTTTTATAAAAAGGTATTCCTTTTTTCATTTCATTAATACAATATAACCAAAACTGTGAATTTTTTTGTGAAACTAAAAAACAATTTGTAAAATGTGAAGGTCCGTTATTTGAATATATTAACCCAACTTCTTTAGTTAAATAAAGATCATTAAAGGGTTTATTACATATAAAATCAAGATCAAGATAAATACCTCCATATAAATAAAGTAAGCAATACCTTATAGCATCTATTCTTTGGATAGTATATGGAAAAGAAATATAAGTTTGATAAAAATCTGGAAAATTTTCTTTTACAATATTATCTGCATATTGTTCATTAACAAGTTTATAATTCCAACCCGGATTCATATCAATAACAGACTTTTGTGCTTCTTTCCAAATATCAGGTATTTCTGGACTTTTTATTACAAACCAAATTTGAAAAATATTTTTTGGAAAATTCATTAAAATTAATTTATTTATTACATTAATAAAATATTTTATTAATGTAATAATAATGAATTATAAATTTATTTTAATAATTATTATAGTTTTATTAATTATTTATTTAAAAAATAAAAAGATAAATTTTTCAGTTTCAACATTTTATGAATTAAAAGGATACAATGATTTATTAAAAGATCAATATACTTGGAATTATACATCAGGTGGAATACCTAAAATTATTATAAAAACTGGAGAATTTAAAAGAGAATCAATGCCTGATGTTATAATAAATATTTTAAAAAATATACAGAATAATAATAAAGATTACCAACTTTATTATTTTGATAATAATGAATGTCTTGAATTTATGAAAGATTATTCTGAAGATGTTTTAAAATGCTATAATAAAATTAAACCAGGTGCATATAAAGCAGATATTTTTAGAATATGTATTCTTGAAAAATATGGAGGATGTTATAGTGATTTAGGTCATGAAACATTTTTTTTATTTAATGATATTTTAGAAGACTATAATATGGTTTTAGTAAAAGATGCACCATTGTATAAAGATACTGGAATATTTAATGCATTTATGTGTACTTTTAAAAATAATAATTTTTTTAAAATGATTCTACATGATATTTGTGAAAATATTAAAAATGAATATTATGGAAATCATCATTTAGGTGTTACTGGTCCTATTTTAGTTGGAAATGTTTTTTTAAAATATTTTAATATAATATCATTCAAACATATAAAAAGTGGAACATACATTTTAAATAATATTAAAATAAAAATGTTAAGAAATGAAAGATCAATTATTCATATAATTTTAACTACTTCAAAAATAAAAGAAAATAATAATGAATTAATAAATACTAAATTTAAAAACTATTATAAAATAATGTATAAAAATAAAAAAAAATATACTGATTTATGGAATGAAAGAAATATTTATAATTAAAATTAAATAATTTTTAAATTTTTACAAGATGATGTATCTGTTTTTTTATTATTTATATTTTCAAGAGTTGTACCTAAATAATCATTTTGATCAAAAAATACATATTTAGATATACATATTTTATTTTTGTATTTATAATTATAATATTTTAACATAATATCAATTGGTTTATACATAATGTAAATAAAATTAATAATATTAGGTAAATATTTTACTTTATAACAAATAGCATGTGTACAATGTATTGTTTTATGTACTGGGATTAAATATTTGTCAATATTATATTTATCATTACAATTTAATGTACAATATCCTAAATAAAACATTTCAAATTTACTTTGTTTAAATTGTTCAATAGTATCAGGTAATTTAGATAAATCATTACTAATTATATCATCTTCAAAAATTATTATAGTATCATATTTATTTAATATAGAATCAATATAACACATTGTATGTGATAATTGTAATGCTAATTTTGTTTTTTTATTATAAAAACCAATATTTAAAAATGAAAATTCAAATGTTGAACTTAAAACTCTTATATCTTGATCTGTTAAATCTTTTGGTGTTATTGCATCAAAAAAACGACAATTAAATTTTATTTTATTTATTTCTTTAATCAT